CTGTTATAATTTGAAACTTCCAGCCACGATCTTTACAGTATTCTTCCGCAGCTTTCCATTTCGATTGATTCTTGCCCCAAGTCATCACTTCGTTGATATAGCGTCTAGTTCTTCGTTGCTGTTTCTTGGGTTCGCGAGTCTGAGCCAATGGCTTAATCTCAACGAGGATACTTTCTATCTTACCATCTGGTGTTCTTTTCTTAAACCAGAAGTCTACAAAGTATCGATGCATCTTATTATCTGTAACACAACGATATGGCACTACAACTTCTTCTGAGTTCCATTCAAGCACATCAGAATGAGTATCAAGAAAGTTCATAAACTTCAGTTCTAAACTTGACCTATAAATAACCTTAGTCGGGTCACCCTTATATTTAGCTGGGTTCTTGACCTTGTATCTTCCTTTCCATGCCATTTTATCGCCTAAATAAAGATATATTCAACAAGGTATTTATATGCAGAACCCAACAGAAAAAACAGCAGCCACTAGGGCACTGACTATGGTTCCAGGACACTATGAATTATATTCTAGTAGAGCGACTCTTGGGCTAATCTGTAGACCAGTAAAACGAATTCCTAAGAAAGATAATAACGATGTAAAAAAACTTGTAGATACTGCAATTGACACGCAGAAGCAGGCAACGCCACCACCAACACCGCCAGCAAACGGTGCACAAGGCGCAGGATCAACGCCAGAATCTGCATCAGTCGCGGTTGACAATCCAACACAAAAAGCAGCTGAGGATGCAATCGGGAAGGTGCTCGGTGGATTTCGTGCAAGATTATTAGTTCAAGATGAGATCGAAAACAAAACTTCAGATTCAGAAGATGAATATGGTCCTTTGATTAAAATGCCATTACCAGAAAAAATTAAAGACTCATTGAGAGTAAATTACTCTACAGTTGAGTTGGGATTTGCTGCAGCTGGTTATCTATTTGGTGAAAATGTCGCCAAACCATTTGCAGAAGGAGCAGGTATAGCCGATACTTTAGTCGGAAATGCTTCTTATGTTATTAGAACTTTACTTTCTAGTATTCCTTCAATTGGTGCATTGGCGCAAAAGTCAGCAGGAAATATTCCAAATCCATTTACTGCTGCTATTTTTGAAAAAGTTACACCAAGAAAATTTAATTTTTCTTGGACGATTCAACCACAGACTGCAGAAGAATCTAAAAATCTAAGAGATATTATAAATCAATTCAGATATTGGTCTTTACCTAATCCGAGTAGTGATGCTCTAATTTTAGATGTCCCATATGAATGGGAATTATCGTTCGTCGGCACTGATTTCTTATATGCGTTTAGTCGCTGTGTTATGGCCAATCTTGATATAGATTATTCACCAAATGGCTTTAACGCATTTATGATTGACGGTGCACCACAATCTGTAACAATTACGATCGATTTTGAAGAAATATATCCACTCGATAAAGCAAATATGGATGCTAAGGGTGTACCAGAATCCATGAAGATTGAAGCTGGAAAAGGTACTACTAGAGCAGAAAACAGAGCACTTGAAAATCTAGCAAGAGAAGAAGCAGCAATTAAACAACGCGCGCAGATCGCGGCTTCTGCTACGAAAGAATCCGAACTTGCTGGTGAACTTAGTAAAGCTCTTGAAACATCTGAATTTAGAAATAACAATAAAATCGGCACAACAGGTCCAGATGGCATAGTGGTAACTGATGCCTCTAGAATAGACGCAGACCAGAAATATAATTCAGCATTATCTAATTTAGAAAACCAACAAAACCAAACTCAGATAGAAAGAACCAAATTAGCAGAAATAACTGGTGAAGCTGTACAGGCGCCAGCTACACCGCCAGGAGGATAATAAATGGCATCAAAATACTTCAAAAACTTTCCTCTGATTACATACAACAATACTCTAGTCAGAAACATTATGCTCAAATCTTCATTTATCGGAGAATTGAATCTTGGCGATACTGCATTCTACACTTATGAAGTGACAGACGGAGAGCGTCCGACTACAGTCGCATTTAACTATTATAATTCTATTGATTACGTTTGGTTAGTATATTTGTCTAATCAAATCACAGATCCTTATTTTGAGTGGCCACTCAGTTCACACGAACTTGATGCGCATATAATTAAAAAATATGGATCGTTGCAAACAGCTCAACAGACAATTGTTGAGTATAAGAGCATCTATGATGACTATGATATAACTACTCTTGACACGTTTAATTATTACCAACAAAATAATATAACAACTGAATACCTAACACCAGTTTATGGTTATGATAAAGAAGTTACATTAAATGAAAGTCGTAGAAATATTCAGTTAATTCCAGATACGTTTGCAGAGCAGATAGCATATCAATTAGAACAAAGTTTAGGATAATATAATATGGCACGCGGTCGCGGAACTACAAAACACATACATATGACATTTAATCAAGGAAAAGTAGATCAATTTTCTTGTTCTTTGATGTTGAGACAAACACGTGATCCAGATGAATCAAAATCTTATTCGATAAATGAATTTATTGATAACTTCAGCATCAGGCAGTCTTTATTAAGATATAGTATGAGTTTAGAATTATCTATTCGAGATTCTGCTGGATTGGTGGATGAGTCAATTCTTAAATTAGGAAGTGTTTTGGAATTATCTTTGTTTAGAAAAGAAGATGATCCGCTAGCAGATACAATAAAAATAGTATTTTATGTTACCAATATTCATAGTTCTGTTCAGTCACAAACACAAAATGAACGAGTCTACGATATTGTTGCTTATACTTTTGCTGGCGTTTCTAATGCTTGGCCATTTACACAAGTCTATCCAGCTGGAGAAACTCCAAGTAATATTATAAAAGATATCGTAAAGAATAAGTTTACAATCGTCCCCGAAGAGATAGGCAAAGATGACATTGATTGGATTCCTACAGAAAATACTCTAGATACTCCGACTATATTCAAACAGGTTGCTCCATTTGATGCAATTACAAATATGTTACGTCGAAGCGTAAGAACTACTGAAAAAGATAGCACATATTTCTTTTATGAAGATACAAGAGGATTTAAGTTAAAAACTATTGGTGATATGACTAAGCAAGAATATTTGAACAATGCAATCAAATATACTTTATTACCAGATAAAAAGATAGTTGGTGATTTTAAGAAAGATCATTACAAAGTTTTATACTTGACTCAGCACAGTTCAGCCGATTACTTTAAGCTAATGGAAAACGGAGTGCATTCTAGCGAAGTAGTATACATTGATTTATTGAATAGAACTGTTGGTAATAATAATTCAAAACATCTATTCAAGTACACAGACGAAGAGCATAGAAAAACATTATTATCTCTTGGTGAATTTGATGCGTTTGATATTACTACAGAGATATTTGAAAGAGAAGGAAGACCAGATCCAGGCACATCCGCTTCTTTAGATACGTCATATGATATTACTCCAGCAAGCAAGATAGCTTTTTCAGAAACTGCTTGGGATAGAACAGATTATATGCACGATAAGTATCCTTATGATGCTGCACAAAGAGCTTTGTTCGAGCAGAACAAAGTTACAATTGAAGTTTATGGAAACCCTGAAATAAGACCAGGAAATATCATCTATCTAGAAATACCAAAACAAAAACAAGAAACTGGATATTCCAAAAGACTAGATGGATATTATTTAATAACTGGGGTAAGACATAACGTAAGTGGTAATAGATTTCAAACACTTATAGATTTACACAAAGATTCGTATTTTATAAATGTTTTGGAAGGCGAAAAAAACAACTCAGGAACACAATCTTAATATGAGAAATCCTTATCCAGATTTTGTTTGGTTCTTTGGTACAGCTGAAGATACTTCTTCGGATCCATTGAGACTCGGACGCGTTCGTGTTCGAGCTACTGGCTTTCATCCAAGCGCAGATGTGTTATCAACAGAGCAACTGCCTTATGCTTTAGTATTAAATGGTGGAGCTGCTAGAATTAATTCTGGACAAATGGTGCTCGGTTTCTTTATGGATGGCGAAGAAGCACAGCAACCAATTATTATGGGAGTATTGGGCGGTGCTACATCTTCTGTTGAAACACCTTTTAGTACGAGTCGTGTTGCTGGTTATACAAGTGGATTAAGCACACCTACTGCGCCGAGTAGTGCTACGGCTGAAACAACGCCAGAAAGTAGACCTGTATCTGGTACTTGCCCTAGCATAAAAAAAGGATTAATTGAGACTGCAAGAGCTTATAGTGGGTTCAATGAAAATAGAGATAAAGCGTGTTTAATGGAATTATTTAAGTCTCAAACTGGTCAAACTGCTGATCCATCTGTAACTAGATGGTGCGGATTTTTTGTTGGTGCAATAGTTCGTTCACAAGGTTATCCGATTCCAGCGGGATTTCCTTCTGTTTCTACGTGGAGATCAAATAGTTATGGAACAACAATTTGGCAAAGAGGCACTAAAGAAAGTAAACTAGATGTTGCTAATATACGACCAGGAGACATTGCAGTTTTCCTATGGAAAACTGGACAGCATGTTGCAATAGTAAGTAGACCTGGATTTGTAGGAGGCAGGATTTCTGTAATTGGTGGAAATCAACTCGATAGTGTCAACGAAAAAGCCTATGAGGTAAATAGCAGCAAGGGTACTGGCTACGGTCTTGTTAGAGTATTAAGACTACCCGCAGCGAGTGCGCCTTAAACATGAGAAATCCTTATCCAAAATTTGTATGGTTCTTTGGTATCGTTGCAGATGCCTCTTCAGATCCACTAAAACTCGGTCGCGTGCGCGTTCGGGTTGTTGGATTTCATCCAAGTTTAATTAACACACAAGATCTTCCTTGGGCACCTGTTCTAAATGGCGGTGCTGCCAGAATTTCAAATGGTCAGATGGTACTTGGTTTCTTTATGGATGGCGAAGAAGCCCAGCAACCCTGTGTATTAGGAACAATTTCTGGCGCAGTATCTGGAACTGGATTCTTTGAGCTTTTGAGAAGAGTTGGTGGCTCAATAAACTCATTGTTCAAAACCAGCTCAGATCCAATCCCTCGTGAAGATTTACCAAGTCTTCAGTTAGGTGGAGAGAAAAATAAACTGGCTAAAATAGAAGCTGAAAAATTCCTTGGTAGACCTATCACTGATGAAGAATGGGAAGAGTTAATAAGAACAACAATTGCAGAAGCATCGTCGGACTCTAAAGAACAGGCGCAGGTAGCAGCTGTTATTTTGAATAGAACTAGAAGTAAATTTGGTGGAAAAGATACTGTTACTGGTGTCGTGTATGCGAATAACCAGTTCCAAGCTGTGACAGGAACAAAATATATTGGTCCTAGTGTTAATTATACAAATCCCACACAAGCGCAAATCGCTTCTGTTACTAACTCAATTCTTACAAGATTGTCAACTGCTAATAAAGACTGGTTAAACTTTACTGCTCTGGATACAGCAGCCTATGGTCCAGGAACAAATCTTGGTTATCGAACAAAAGCTCTAAATACTCCTGGCAGTGAGAGAATCGGCGGCACAATATTCTTTACTGAGAGATAACATGGCAAACATATTAACTAGTGCAAAAGACCTAATAAAATTCGACGCTAATACTACTATTGCGTTGGATCTTAAGATTAGTCCAACAGATACAGTTGAAGCTGTGTCTGCAAAAGCAACACAGGAACTTGGCGATTTAATTAAAAAGGGAATAAAGCCAGAAAACATAGCGATCGTCGGCGCTGTGAGTCAACTGGGCGATATTAACTCTGCTCTTGAAGGCATAACCGCTGGTCTTGGTGCATCATTTGGCGGTGCATTAGATGCCGTTTCTAATTTGCAAGGTTATCTTGATGACCTTGACTCAATTATAAACAATAAGATCGAAATAGCTGGTACGGTTGATGTAAAACTTCCAGATGAAATTCCAGTAAGCGAAGCGATAATTAAAAAGTATGCTAGAGCTGTTCCTGCGCTTGATGCGCTTGGCTTCCCGCAGGTCGGCTTTCCAGATACATTTTTACCAGAAGAACGAGCAGCATCACCAACTCCTATGTCAGATTGGAAAGATAGAACAGCAGTTACAGCAGAATGTGCTGGTGGTGTAACTATTAAAGAAATACCAAGTAGATTTGCAGCGGAATACCCTAAGAACATCTTGGTAAAATCTAATACGGGTCATTTTATCGAGATGGATGATACCGAAGGCGCAGAACGCATTAACATTCAACACAAGAATGGCGCATTTATTACTATTCATCAAGACAAGTCTATCGTTATTCGCGGACAGAATGGTATTCAGCTTATCACTTATGCGGATGGTGAATTGTTCGTCGGCGGTAATATCAACATCACAGTTATGGGCGATGCGAATATCTCTACCAATGGCGATGCAAATATTGATACTGTCGGCGATGTAAACTGGAAAGTCGGTGGTGACTTTAATTTAGATGTTACTGGCGATACATTTATGGCTAATCGCGGTGACATCAAAATGACTGCAAGACAGATTCGTCAGAACGCTGGAGATCCTCGTGTTCTTGATGATGTAAAAGTAAAGACTCACAAACTCGGTTCTTAAACGCTACTAAATACAATTGCACGCTGGAGTAATAAATGTCATTTAGAAAACAAAAACCAATAAAACCAGAACCGATTTATAGCGATTTGAGCACTAATTTTAGTCTGAATGCTATGACTGGCGACGTCGTGCGTCTTACTGAAATGGACGCCGTAAAACGCGCCATCAAAAATATAGTGATGACTAACAAATATGAAAGATTATTAAATCCTAAGTTTGGCGCTGGTATAAATGATTTATTATTTGAGCCTATGACCCCTATGGCAACTATGAACCTTAGGGAAACGATTAGTAATTCAATTAGAACATATGAACCAAGAGCAGTTATTGAAACTCTTGATGTCGTTCCAGACGAGTATAGCCAAACATACTATGTCGACTTAGTATTCTCATTAAGAAACACAAACCAAACAGGAACAGTACAATTCTTTATAGACAGGATAAGATAAAATGGCAACCGAAGGTTTCATTAATAATACTCAGCTAGACTTTGCCACTTACAAGCAAAGTCTAAAAGAATATCTGCAATCACAATCAAGATTCCAAGATTATGACTTCGAAGCGTCTAATCTTTCTGTTCTCTTAGATGTTCTTGCATATAACACCTATCACAATGCGATTTATCTTAATATGATTGGTAGCGAAATGTTTCTTGACACTGCGCAGATGCGCGAATCAATCGTTTCGCATGCCAAAGAATTAAACTACACTCCAAGATCGCGCAGTTCCTCTAGAGTTAGCGTAGATATTTCGGCAGCACCAATAGATACTCCAGATTCAATTACTGTTCCACAGTACTTTACTATTAGAGGAACAGACACTGAGGGATTTACATATTATTTTTCAACTATGGAACCAGTCTTACTGAGCAGATCAAACAATTACTATTTTTCAAATGTAATGTTTTATGAAGGCACCAATAAGATCGAAGTGTTTCAGCTTGGAACAGAAACAACTGAATTAAAATTAACATCAAATACATTAGATACTTCTTCAATCGTATTAGAGATTAGACCATCTATTACTGATTTTACATCAGAAACTTGGAATCGTGCCGAAGATCTATATGGTTTAGATGGAACAGATAAGATTTATTTCGTAGAAGCTGCTGAAGATTTCAAATACAAGATAACATTTGGTAATAATGTTGTCGGTAAAAAACCATCAGCAGGACAAGTAGCAGTTGTAACTTATAGACAATCGGCTGGCTTTGATGGAAATGGAATCTCTAATTTTTCTAGCTATCAATCTGCTGATGGGTATGCTGCAAACACCTTTAGTATTTTTTACGATGGTAGTTCTTTCGGTGGCGCGTTCGCCGAAGATACAAATTCTATTCGTTACAACGCAGTAAGAGGATTTACCAATCTAGGTAGAGCGGTGACGATCGAAGATTATATCTCTCTAGTAAAAGCCAACTTTCCTTCTCTACAAAATGTAATCGCGTATGGTGGCGAAGAATCTACACCAAAGCGATATGGCAAGGTTGTAATTTCCGCGAAGCCATTTAGTTCTGAAATAATGTCAACTGCTCAAAAAGAAGAAGTCATTAATTTCTTGTCTGATAAAACACCTATGTCTATCGATCCTGTTATTGTCGATCCTGAGTATTTGTATGTAAATGTTATTTCCAAAGTTACATACAATATCAATGCTACCACAAAAACTTCTGGTCAAATAAAGAACCTAGTAGTTTCGGCTATTAACACGTTCAACAATAACTTTCTTTCTAACTTCGGTTCGGATCTAAGACAGTCAAAACTATTATCTGCTATCGACAATGCTGATGTTTCTATCGTATCCAACGACACTCAACTTAGAATTTCTAAGAGAATCGTACCACTTCCTGGCACTTCTTTCAAAGCAAACTGGAGCTTTGAAAATCCTTTGTATAGCGAGAACGTAAGATACGTTCTTCCAGTTGGTCACGAACCAATTGTGTATTCAGAAGCATTCGTGTATGATGGTTACAACTCATTTATTCAAGATAATGGCGTAGGTTCGTTGATTGTATATACTACATCAGATGGTACAACTACATCTCTTGGTACTATCGGAACAGTAAATTATGACACAGGTGAAATTAACATCACCGATCTTGTTGTTGATTCTTACGATGGAGATTACATTAGAATCTACGCTAAACTAGAAAACTCAGATATTACCACAGTAACAAATAAGATTCTCCTGATTGATAACGGAGACATCTCTGTATCCACAGTTGGAACTAGAATTTAATGAAAGACATTGAGAAGTTAATTTCTCCACTAATAGAACAACAATTTCCCGACATCTATAAAGACGAGGGACAAAATCTCATTGCGTTTGTAAAAGCATACTTTGAGTGGATGGAACAAACTAATGGTGTTCTTTATGATTCTAGAAGACTCCCTGATTATCGAGATATCGACAAGACAGTTGATGAGTTTATAGACCAGTTCCGCACCAAGTACATGCATGGTATTCCTAGAGATGCCATTGTAGATAAACGTATTTTACAAAAACACATCAAAGAAGTATATTCTGCGAAAGGAACTACACGCGGTTTACAGTTGTTGTTCCGTCTACTATACAACGAAGATGTAGAAGTATATCTTCCTGGCGATGACGTGCTAAAGACATCTGACGGTCGTTGGTATGTTCCAAGATATTTAGAAATGGAATCTAATCCTAATCTTTCTTTATATGTCGGAAAGAATATTACTGGTCGTGTTTCTGGCGCGACAGCTTATGTAAAGGATTATCAATCATTCTATATCGGCTCTAGAATTCACAACATTCTTTATCTTGAAGATTTAGTTGGGAACTTCTCTGCCACTGAAGAAATAGTAAACCAAGAAATTATTGATGACTTAGGAATTGACATAACACAAAGCCCAAGAATTATTGGTTCTTTGTCATCTATTGATGTTACATTTAGCGAGTCAGGATTCACGCTCGGTGAAGTTGTTACTATTACTGATAGTGGTTCTTTTGGTAAAGCGATCGTCACGGGTGTAAAAAAACTAAACGGAATTGTTGATTTTGCGATCGTTGATGGTGGTAATGGTTATAGATTAACATCTACAGTAAATGTATCCCCATCAGCGACTGGTTCTAATGCAAGTTTTGTTGTTGGTAGTATCTCAAATACGACTACGATTAACTTAACAACAACTCCTATTACTGGAGCTTTAGCAGTTTCTTTTGATGCGACTAATTACTCTGCGTTCGCTCCAAATACTTCTGCGAATAGCGCGACTCCTTTTGCTAATACCTTTGTGCTTAATCCGTACACCTATGGTACAATTGAAACATTAGCTGGTATAGATCCAGGTGACGGATATGCAGCAAATGCTACTGTTGACGTAGAAGATTCATTAATCTACCCTCTAAGAATACCTGATGGTTCTGGCGGATTCTTTGGTAAAAATGCAAACATTACAGGCACTGCTGCGTTTGGTAGCGGTGCCATTGCCAATCTAGTTGTATATGATTCTGGTGTTGGTTATACGAATGGCTCGGTCGTTACTATAACAAGTTCCACTAATAATTCTATACAAGCTTTCGGTACAGTCACCAGCGCGAAACATGGCGTAGGCGAGGGTTTCTTCTCAGATAGTAAAGGTTTCTTGAACTCTGATAAATTCGTACACGACAATTACTTCTATCAAGACTACTCCTATGAAGTAAGAGCAAATCTAGCACTCAACAAATATGCTGGAGTTCTACGCGATCTCTGGCATCCTGCAGGTGTTGAACGATTCGGTCGAACAACTGTAAAAGACGAATACAAGTCCAGAGGAACAACTGTAGAAGCTCTAATTGATTGGCTAGAAACCATCGAGGTCACGGTAAACACAACAAGATTTACAGATACTCAATTTACAACTCAGTATCTAACGACAACCACACTTTCTACTTCGAAAGGAACAGAGTATACAACTGCGAAATATACTTCTAAGTCTACTACTTACGAAACAAGTATTTCTGCTGCAACAACGTTTAATACTATAACTGTGGTTGATACTGCGACTGCTGTCACTACCAACCAAGAAACTATTTACTACACCTCGACTACATTAAATACCCTTGTAGAGAGAGCCACATCTACGCTAGTTTCTACAGCCAAAGTTCCTTCTACTGTAACTGCTGTTTCTACCGCTTACGCTACTGATACCAAGAAGTCTACTACAACGACGTACAATACTTCTTCTGCCCTTGGGTCGACAGCAGTTGCTACCTCGACTGCAGTGAATACAACTACTGCCTACAATACTGATACTACGAAGACAAAATCTACTTCCTACTTAACTACGTTTAATCTACTTCCTACTTAACTACGTTTAATACAACTTATTTTGATTCAGGACAGGCTGTTGGCGCCGATGGATTCTCAAGCGAAGCAGCTGCGATTCGCGCTGCGCAATCGGCTGGATTAGAAGGCAATCCTGCTTGGAGTTGTAGTTATTATGAATATGGTCCAGTGCCAGAAGCCAAAGGTGCTTATTTGTGGGCATACTTGTGTTCGCCAGAAGTTACTGCTTCTACTCAATTAGTAACAACAAAAGATACCTTAACTGCATTTGCGACACAAACAAGCAAGTCGACTTCTACTCTAAAGTCAACAGATACAACTTATGACACTCTTGGTGTTAAGTCTACCTCTCGTTCTACATCGACTGCGTATGCCACAGACACTACGATTGCCTCGTTCAAACTGACAGGCACATCTATTAATGCTGACACTGCATACATTACAGATACTCTATTTGTAAGATCTACCACGTATGACACATTACCAGTTACAGCCACGCTGACAACTAGAATAAGTTATTATGCTACTAAGTTTGACACGACATATGATACTGCTTCTGGAACTGGCATTGGTTCGACCACATTTGAAACCAGCGTAGATACTTCTGCTACAACCAGCACGAAATATTCGACTATATCAACAACTAAAATTGCTACCAGCACATCATATATTAGCAACAAATCAACATCATTTGATACAACATATGACACTACCTCTGGAACTGGAATCGCTTCAACGACAATTCAGACTAGCAAAGATACCACATTCTTCACGAATATCACTAAGTTTCAGACCTCTAAAGATACAGCGGTCGTAGCTGGAACGCAGATTTCAACAAGCAGAAACACCGATGGTGTGACGTTTTTTGAGACAACAAACCCGACCGAAATTTCGACAGCATTCGCGACAACTTATGCCACCGCTTCTGGCACTGGTATTGGTTCCACAACAATACAAACCAGTAAAAATACAGTAATTTACACAAAGTTTGATACATCTAAAACTACTAATGTTGCAACATTTTTCTTAACTAGTAACATAACGACGTTAGCGACTGCATATGCAACTATTAAAGATACTAAGATAGCAACAGATACTGAAATTTCTACAGCGTTGTCGGCAACTACATTTGAGACTTCTCTTTTAACAGAATCTGGAACTCAATTTTTAACAAATACCAATTATATCTCGGTGTATAATACACAGTATAGAACAGTCACATATACTGGTACTAAGATTGATACTGCAACTTCAGTGTTGACACAAGCATTTACCTCGACTGCGTATGATACAACGTACGATACAGTGATAAGCACCACAACAGTATTTGCTACAAATAAAACTACGTCTACTGTATTCTCTACAGTTACTGCAGTTGTATCTACTACGACTGCGTATAATACTGTATTCGCAACCGCGACAATATTTAATACAAATACTACAATCATAACTGGCGTAGATACTAATACTTCGACGAGTAAAGATACCTCTAAATTGACCGAGACCTCAGGTTTATCAGGAACTGTTTACTCGACTTCTACGACTTATAATACTATTTACGATACAAATAAAACTACAATATTTGATACAAACACAGTAGTTTCTACAAGTAAAGCGACAGACACAAACAAGACAACTACTTTCTTAACTGCAACTGTATATGATACTACAAATTTAACAAGCAAATCTACGTCTACTTCTAAGTCGACGACTACTATCTTTAACACAGGTATTGCGACAACAACTACGTACATTACCGCGTTTAATTCTATCTTTGAAACTACAAACGAAAAATCTACAACTACAACATATAATACAACTATTACTACGACGTTCTTTGATGGTGCTCAAGAAGTAACTGAAGTGTATGAAGTACCTACAAGTAGAAGCACCTTAACTGGTACTTCAAAATTAACTGGTACTGTCTCAGAAACAAACATAATAACAGACACAAGTAAAATTACTTCTAAGAATACAGACACCACTACAACATCATTATTTGATACAAGTACCGTGTTTGCTTCAACGTATGATACAAGCAAATCTACAAATACCTCTAAAAATACAAATACTGCATACAGCACGGTGTTTAATACTTCGACCGCGTTCTCTACAAGTACAACATACGCGACGGTATTCAATACAGTATTCCAAACGTCGAATGAAGTTTTAACAACCACAGTATACAACACAGAATTTGTTACAACTATCAAGGGTGACTTTGAACCAGTGATTAGAGAAACAAATAGAAGCACCTTGAGTGGAACTTCTAGAAATACAGAAACTTCTGCGACTACCGTATTTGATACAACCACTATCTTCAATACTGTCTTTTCGACCAATACTGTATTCAATACTTTGTTCGCGACAACGACGAACTTTGATACATCACAGGGAACTTCTAAGATTACTAATAGTAGTAGATTGACAGCATTTTCTACTACAACTATATTTAATACATTGTTTGCTACTACAACCACATTCAATACATCGTTTGCCACCACGACAAATTTTGATACGACGCAAGGTACTTCTAAATTAACTGACACTAGCAAAACGACAACATTTGCTACAACTGGCGCTACAAGTAGAGCGACAGATACTAGCAGAACAACGACGTTCGCTACGAACAGCAGCACATCTAGAACTACACAAACTTTAAATGCTACTACAACAGCATTTGATACTACAACTTCGTTTGTAACTTCATATATGACTACATTCGGAACTTCAAATGAAGTAAACACTACTACGACATATAATACTTTTGTTGACACTACAATATCTAATGAACCAGTAGATATCTCGAGATCAACAAGTAGAAGTACACTAACAGGAACAGCACGAAATACAGATACGACGATATTAACTTCGTATGATACAACTACGGTATTTTTAACAAATACAACTTTTCAGGTTGGTTCTTCAAGAACTACTCAGTACCAAACTTTTGAAGAAATATACACTACACTTAAAGGTGATCCGCAATTCTTAAGAAACAGTTTCTATGATACTGCCAGAACAACTATCTTTAATGATACTGCTTTTACTAGGTCTACAGATACTTCTAGAACAACAGCTGAATCTAGAAGCACTACATTTGACACAGCCACAGTGTTTGCTACAATTATACAAACTAGCAATATAACTAACCAGAATACTTCTAAGTCAACTGGTACATCAAAGAGCACAACAACTGCATTTGATACTACAACTGCATTTGTAACCACATTTGATACTTCTAGATCAACTGTATTTTCTACAACAACTTCATTCTCGACTACATTTGATACTTCGAATGCTACGTTGTTTGGAACAAATACAGCATACACAACTATATTCAATACTAGCAAGGCTACGGATACAACGATATCTACTAGTAAAGCAACAGATACCACGGTTTCCACTTCAAAATCTACTGATACTTCTCGTACAACGACGTTCGATACAACAACAGCTTTTGCAACTGCGTTTAATACAAATAAATTAACAGATACAGGTGCGCTAACTAATAAATCTACTGATACAATAATTTCTACGTCAGCTAGCACTTCTACTAATAGAAATACGTTATTTAATACAATCACAGCGTTTGCTACGACATATGATACTAATAAATCTACTAGTAGTTCTACAAGCAAAACAACAGATACAAGTCAATTAACTGCTACTTCGGCAGCTACTATAAAGTCTACCAGTACAGTATTTGACACAACAACTGTATTTCAAACATCGAATGAAGTTTCTACAACTACAACATACAACACAGAAATAACAACTACAGTATCTGGCGAACCAGTTCTTCTTACTAAGGAAGTAAGTAGAAGCACCTTAACTGGTACTTCAAAATTAACTGGTACTTCTAAATTGACTTTAACGAGTACTTCAACGACATATTCTACATTTTTCGGTACTTCTACTGCATTTAACACGGCATTTAATACAATTACGGTGTTTGTTTCAATATTTGATACAAGTAAATCAACTACAAACTCTACATCAAAATTAACAGATACGGGATTTAATACTTCTAGGTCAACATCCAGCGTCATTGATACTACGACCACGTTTAATACAGCATTTGGCACGAATAAGAACACTGATACCAGTAGAACAACTGCGTATGGTACAACTACCACTTACAATACAACATTCTTAACAGCAACCAGCAAAGGAACGTTGTTTGAAACCACAGGCTCGACCAGTAAGTCAACGGATACATCTAAATTAACTACGACTAGTTTTAATACTTCAACGACCTATGCTACGGTGTTTGATACTAAAACTGGTCCAGGAGCAACAACATTCTTAACTGCAACAAGTAAAACAACAGATACCAGTAAAGATACCGTCGTTACAACAGATACTGTAATAGATACTAATACATCTAACAACACAAGCACAGTATTCAATACATCAAATGCTACAAATACGGGATATTTGACTTCAAAGGGAACGAGCAAGTCCACCACCGACGAAACCACCATTGAAACTGGACTTGATACTTTCTATGATACCAAGATTAGTACAACGTATGACACTGCATTGGCAACATCAACCGTATTTGATACGAAATTATCAACCTCGACGAAGTTTGCATTGACAGCTATTAACTATGATGCTACCACGTTTGTAACTAGTATAAACACTCAATATAATACGAATAAGACCACATCAACTGCTATAAATAGTGGTACTGCTTTGATAACATCGGTCGATACTGACACTATCTTTGATACCATTAATATCACCGATCTAAACACAGAACCGACATAAGGTAAAAAATGAGTAAGTTATTAACCAAATTCAAAAGAAACGCTATCGACGAGCTTATCAATTCAGTTGATAACAAGAAAGTGTCGGCAGCAACTATTACCACATCAGGAAGTGGATATTCGTCCAACGCTTTCGCGAAGACCATAGTAAGCACTCTTGGCGGAACTACCTTTACTGTTACAGCTAATGGTTCTGGTAATGCAACTGCTGTTTCTTTATTAAGTGCTGGTGTCTATAATAGTAATGTCGCTGCTAATAATGTAGCTACGATAAACACGACTGGTAATGGTACAGGATTAACTCTAAATGTTTCTTTTACTGATGAAAACAGCTATTATGTTTTCGTCGGTGGTCAAAGCGAATATCCGACTAGCAATGTAACTCCTGAAGTTGATAGTGTAGAAACCACCTACAATTCTTGGAACGAATTAATGTTCGGCAAGAAAGCTAATTTTATCCGTATGACAGATAAATACGTTTGGACGAGCAACACGGTCTATACTCAATATGATGATACAGTGGATTTAAGTGACGAGAATTTCTTTGTTGTAACTTCTGCTCGCGACGTATTTAAGTGTATTTACAATAATAATGGTGCAGCTTCTAACACCGAACCAACTAAACTTGCTTCAAAAATCGGTGTTCCAGTTAAAGAAGTTGATGGGTATGAATGGTTGTATCTATACACTATCGAGAAATCTGACTATACCAAGTTTGTTACTGCTAACTATATGCCAGTGGTAGCGAATACTTTAATTGCTAACGCAGCAGTAGATGGCGCAATCTTTAATATTGTAGTAGAAGTAGATGGCGAAGATTATCCATATCATAGTGGAAATGCGGCATTCTCAAATACTAGCACTATTAAACTGTATACTGGTGCCAACAGTACGATAAATTATTATAAAGATAGCTCTGTTGCCATTACCAATACTTTGACTGGTAATACTTATGTTCGCAAGATTCTAAGTTCTAATAGTACATTGTGGATTACAACAGAATCATTTCCTAATAATTTCTTGTCTAATACTGACTGCGAATATGTAATTGGTCCTACTGTAACGGTGACTTCTGATACTGGAACTGGAATTGTTGCGTATTCTGTTGTTGATACTGGCGCGGTAGATAAAATACAAATTATAGAATATGGTACAGGCTACAAAGATGCTACTATTTCTATCACCGCTGGTAGTGGTCTAGGAACTGGAGCAGTAGCAAGAGCTATTATTTCGCCATTGGGTGGTCACGGAAGTGATGTTTATGACGAACTTCATGTCGATTCTCTTGGTGTTCATTGTTTGTTTGATGAATGGGGTGTTGGAAATACATTTAATGCTGATGTCACTTACAGAACCGTCGGTCTATTAAAAAATCCAACTTATGCAAATGAAACATTATACACAGCCGATACTTTTAATCAATTAGCCACTATAAATATATCAGCTGGAACTGGAACATTTACTTATGGCGAAATTGTTAAAGGAACAGCTTCCAATAGTTTTGGTAGATTTGCTTATGCTAACAGTAGTGTAGTTCTACTCACTGGTACAAATGGAACATTCGTACTTGATGAAGATATAGTTGGCGCTGATTCTCGCGCTCGCAGGACTGTTAATGCAAATAGTACCGCCGTGGATCTAAAAATATATTCTGGCGAAGTATTATATGTTCAAAATATTCAAGAAGTCACTCGTTCTGTATCTAATAAAGAACAAGTGAAATTAGTAATCAGTTTTTAACGGAGCAACTTAATGTCAGCTGATATTGCAAATACAACACTAGCGTCTGCGCCATACTTTGATGACTTCAACGAAGATAAGAAGTTTCATCGAGTATTGTTTAGACCATCATATCCAGTTCAGGCTAGAGAACTAACTCAATTACAGAGTATTCTACAAAACCAAATCGAGCGATTTGGCGATAGCGTGTACAAAACTGGTAGTATTATCAAAGGCTGTGCTCCAACTATAATTCCTGATGCTAACTATTTCGTTGTTCCTGATGCATTCGATGTAGCAAATACTTCTTATGAAAACGCTATCGCGTATGGCGCGACAACTGGCGTTCAAGCTAGAATTCTAAAAGGTATTTCTGGTTTCGTTGCTTCTACAAGTCCACCAAAGTTTATTGTAAAATACACAACTGTTGGTACTAATGGAGCCACACAGTTTCTAGAAGACGAAACAATTAACATTTATAATGCTGGCCAATCTTATGTTGGCCAATATAAGTTCACTGTTGCTTCAAATACAGGATTTGTAGCTAATAGTAGAGTTCGTGGTCAGACATCTGACGCTAGAGGTTATATTTCAAGCATTGTAGGTTCTAATCTAACAATTACAGATATTCGTGGTGATTTCGTTCAAGGTGAAACAATTGAACTTGTTTCTAATACTGCTGTATTCACGACTGCTAATAATATTATCTTAGATTTTTCTACTGCTAATAATGCAACTGGCGTCGAACTAGCCAATACCGTTGTAGCAAACAACACAACAGCTAATGGAAAATACACTCCTACTGGAAACGCATATGCTGTGTCTATTTCAGAAGGTGTAGTGTATCAAAAAGGTTTCTTCATCAAAACAGACCAGCAGATTCTTGTTCTAAACAGTTCTGCTGGTGGTCCATCTGCTGCTAATAATATCCTAGTTGGTATTGAGACTGCAGAAAGTGTAGTTGATGAGTTTGCTGATTCTTCTCTATATGACAACTCTGGTAATATCTCTAACGAAGCAGCTCCAGGCGCACATCGTCTAAAACTAGATACATCGTTTGTCAAATATGATAAAGCGTCTACGCCAGACGAAGAAATATTCTTTGCAATTGGCGAATTCGGATCGAATAATATTCTTCGTTGGAATACTACTTCTCTTGCTGGTAGAGTTGGTGATGAATTAGCACAACGCACATACGACGAATCAGGTCATTATACTGTAAATGATTTTATAATCAGTACAAAACCTGCTTCAAATACTGAACAATTTGAATATTTAATTAATGTGCCACTCGGTGGCACTAAAGCATATGTTCGTGGTAATGCAATTGCATTTAACAGCGAACAATATTTTACTTCTCGTCGCGGTACAGATACTGAATCGCCAATACAACAAATTGTTTCAATGACATATGGCAATTATGTCAATGCTCAAGAAGTTCGTGGATATTTCCCAGCTGATCAATCAGTGGATGTAAATCTATATGACACATTCCAAAATGCAATTACCTCTGCGTTTAATAGTTCTAGTGCTCCAGTTGGTAACATTGTAGGAACAGCAAACATTAGAAATATTGTGTATGATGAGGGCGGTGATGCAAAAGGCATGCCAGACGCCAAATATAAAGTTTATCTGTTCAATATTAAAATGAACTCTAACAAGAGTTTTTCTGATGATGTTCGTTCTATTGTATATCCTGGTACGGTTGCAGAATCATACAACAATAAAGCGTTTGCTGATATCGCAGTTTCTGATGAATTTTTTGCAGTTACAAATGTCGCGATTTCTGCAGCTGGTGGTAGTTATGTAACAGGCGATACTGTAGTTGTTAATGGTGGTTCTGGTGAATCTGTAAAAATAGTCCTAACTGCCAACGCAACAGGAAA